TTTGCTTCATGCCTTCCAACAGTTTCATTTTTTTCATTAACTGCGTCTCTATACCAGTCTGTCCACTGTCCAGCCTGATTAATCTTCTGGGCTGCTTCGCCATATTCTCTATTTGCTTTTTCACGAAGACGATCTTTATCTATATAATCATTAATAATAATTTCAGTATTATTCATCATTGTAAGAGATACTGGAATTATGGTAGCAAGCACGGTACCTGCTTTTATAGTAACTTCTTTATTTGCAACTCTAGCCTTAATTGCAAGTGGAAGTGGATTGGGATAAAATGATGTGCTAACTACAGAAGACATTGTTTCAAAATCTTCATTAAAAAAGTTTACTGGATTTATAGTCAATAAACTAATATTCTCATCAGACCTAAAAACTAAACCAGTACTAAAACTTATTGTTGACTGTCCACGACCTGTATACATGTATTGCTTTTCATCTAGAATCTTTACGTTTTCTGAACTTGTATCATTTATTCCATTCCAAATAAAGCGAATATCTTCTTCACAGGAAAGACTCCAGCCAACCATATTTGCTTGGGTAACAGGGAAACACCTATAAGCATGCCCTTGCGGAGTTACATCCATCCACTCTCTTTTAATAGACATTGGAGAAATAATAATTGGAGAACCATTCATTTTTTCAACAGATAAATTTATCATTTTGAATCTGGATGCCCTAACTTGTTTATGTCTGTCATTACTACAACACAATACTTTGTACCAGACTTCATAGGAAGTGATGCATGCTCATAAATATAGTTTGATGGAAATACTGCAATATCTCCAACTCTTGGAGTATGAACATAATTATCTAGTCTTGGGAATTTGATTTCTCCGCCTTCATAATCATCGTTTATATATATAACAGCAGAAACCGTACAATTGTATGCTGGACCATGATCTGCATGGATATTGAAGTGTGTTCCTTCTCCTTCATACTTAACAAAATTAAATGCTTCATAATAAACAACGTTTATACCCCAGTATCTAGCATAATCGTCTATACAAAGTTTTAACTTTTCATATATTTCTTGATGCAAATCAATTAATTCTGCATTGTTTTCATTTCTTGGACCTAAGTTTTCTGGCTTATATTTAAAGTCTACACAATCTCTTGCTCTTTTAATTGGGGTTGGCGAGTTTGTAACTGTAGCATCAGACCACTTATATGTTTTATCTTCACTTAAGTTTGATTCAAGAGTATTAATATATCTTTTAGCATCTTCAGTTGAAAATGTATTTCTATATATATTTAAACCAATACCTGGATTTTCAACAGTGATACTACTTCCAAGTGATCTAATGACTCTATTAGATACTGTTTCTGATCGATCTTTTGTAAACCACTCATTATTGTTTTCATCATAAACATGCATTATTCATATCTCCTTGGTTCCCATACTTGATTCTTATACACACCACCATCTGGCACTCTATATTTCATAGAATTTTCATAATTTTTGGTAGGAATTTTAGAAGGATCTTCTATTTGAATTTCCGATTTCCAATCCTCTCTTTTAAAAGGTATTAGTTGTGCGTAAGGCGTACCTTCTGGAATAACTCCCTCAAAGCCTTTTACTAAAAAGAAAGGCATTGATCCAGGCAAATGAACCTTGTCATTATCAATAATTCCAGAAGTAGTTAGGAACGGCAACTCATATCTATTAAAAGGCTGTGAGTACAAAATACTATATCCTGGAGGAGTTTTTATTTCCCACTCTGAAAACCAAGCAAAATGATTTTCATAGTATCCCTTTGGATGTTCAAACTGTGGCATTCTTTGTCTTGGAACACAAAAGTCTTTATACTTTGCATCAGCAATTGTAATTGCCATAGTGTTTGCACTTCTTTGAACAAAAGTTATATCACAAGGAGTTTTTAGTGTATATCCAGTCCCCATAATATCAAATATTGCTGGACATGCTTTCCATGTTGGAACTTTTCCCCCAACATTTGGATCTTTCCAGTATTCTCCATCTTCTTTTTTAGCAAATCTATCTGCTTTTCTATACCAGTCTGGTATTGTTTTGATTATTGGACCTGGCAAATTGTTGTCTTCTGCCGCAATCCAAGGTTTGTTTGATGTAAATGTTATTGTATTTGTCATGATCCAGTTTCTTGATAAAACTCTGGCTTATGATATTTATCACTATAGTCAAGCATAGTGACTAAAGAATATTTAGTTCCACTGTCAACTGGCATTGCTCTATGAGAATACATATATGTTGATGGGAAAATAACTACATCTCCAGCAACTGGGGTATAGAGAATGTCCTGATGCTGAAAGTGAAGACCTCCACCTTCATAATCATCATTGATATATGCAACTAAAGAAACTGTGCAGTTATATGAAAAACCGTGATCATGGTGATATTGGAAATGATCTCCCTTTTCATACTTAATAAAGTTAAAGGCTTCCCAATATCTTAGGTTATGAATATTAAATTTAGCACAATAATGATCTACAACTTCTTTTTGTCTTGTATAGCAATCATCCCAGATATTGGCGAGTTGCTTATACTCTTCTGTTCCATCATCATATAGATCGCTTTTCTTGTACTTAAAATCTACACAATCTCTGTAATCTGGCATCAATTCTTGATACCCTACATATGCTGGCTGCCAGGCATATCTGACTGGGTTGCCATTAATAATATTTTCATTTCCACCTAAAACATTTTCTAGTCTTTCTGGAATATTTAAATCTCTTGGCAGTACATTGCTATAAACAACTATTCCGCTTCCAAGATCTTTAAATGTAATGCCTTTTGCTTGCAAAGAATTCATCTTTCCCCCTTTTTTTAATTATATCACAGACTATATTCTATGTCAGAAATCCACATAGGAACGCTATACCTTACGGAATTAATGCTATCTACACGATGTGCAAATTGGTCATCAAAATCAATTCCGTGTGAAGGAAAGATAATTAAACTATTAGATACTGGCGTATAACTATGCTCTAAAAATGGAAACTGCAATATACCATCATTGTCTAGTGTGCTTAGATAAAGTATTGCACTATATTTAAACTGTGAATTTCTCCATCCATCATGGTCTAAGTGCATTGGTATTATTGAACCAGGAAGGTGCTTAGAAAGCCACATGTTGGATACTTTAAGATTTTTTTCATTATACAATTCAAAAATTGCATCATTAACTTTAGGAAAAATTTTATCTTTAAATATATTAGATAAATCCTTTAATAATGACATATCTTCATTTGAGTCTTGCCAGTAAAAATCTTTACCAAACCTTAAGGCAAATCTTCTATCCTCTTGATCTGATGAAAATAATTCTTGATTATTATTAATGAAATCAACTATTAGTTGATTGGTATCACTATCAATAAAGTTTTCAATTACATTAATGTGTTTCAAAAAATACCCCCTTTTTCAATTATATCACAGTACATTAAACATAGATTATTCATACAAAGAATATTCTTTTGGTGCTGCCCAAAGAGCAATACTATACCTTGGACTATTTATTTCTTTTACCTCGTGCATAAATTGATAATCAAAGTCTATGGGTTTTGATGGAAAAAGCAGTAACTCGCCAGCAACTGGAGTGTAGGCAAAATTAACAAAAGGAAATTCTATAACTCCGTCATCTTGAAGGGATGTTAAGTATAGAACAGCACTATGAGAAAAATGAGTGTTTTCACCCTCATCCGTGTCTTCATGCATAGCCACCTTAGATCCTGGTTCATGCTTTGATATCCAAAAACTAGAAATAACTAGATCTTCATTATAGAATTCTTTTATTTTTTTTAACATATTATTAAAAATTTTTGTCTCAAGAGTTTCTATAATTTCAGAAAGTGGTGTTAAATCTTTCTTGCAGTCTTCCCAAAAATTATCATGCCCAAATCTCCATACGTATCTTTTATTATCTTGATATACTACGAACTTTTGTATATTGTTATCGATAAAAGATATTAACTTATTAATGTCTTCAGGCTCAATAAAGTTTTTAACCACATTGATATGATTCAATACACACCCCCTACATTGAAACTATTATCGTCTAGTTGCGTTGAATGGGAACCAAGGTGGAGTAAATCCTGGGAAGAACGGTGGGAAGAACGGGAAGAACGGTG